CAAGTGATACCACCTAAACTATCATTAAGCACCTCAGGTATAGGATCACCTATCCCTACCTGTGTTAAGTTAGCAGTGTAGACTAATGGAGTGATGCCTACAGGTACACCATTGAAAGTGGAAGCTCTTAGGTTATCTGCTACTATCTCATCCTCACTAACTATATATCCATCACCTACCACCACTGATCTAGTGCCTCCTACTATTACGTTACCCTTACCCATTACCATAGCATTAGCCTGATTGCCAAACACATTAGTGGTAATCATTCTAGTAGTATTGATATTACTCATGGCTAGCATCTGCATAGGGCCTATACTTGCAGGAGGAGTAGGTATCACTGGACCACCTGGCCCCATGAATGGAGTGAAGTTTATTTCGTTATCTATGCTGATGAGTTCTACCCTTGTAAGCTTGCGAGCATTGGCATCATAGTCAATTACCTTGTTAATGTTCCACCATGAGTTATCTATTCTAATCTTATCATTGAGCTTAAGAGCTTGGATATCATTCTCTTTCAAATCAAAGTTAGCTATGAGCATCTTACCATTGTTAATCTGCCCCATTGTACGCCTCCAATATCTATTGTATAGATTGTTATCAGTTAGGCTACTAGGTTGGTAATAGTAGAAGTCACATATAGCAAAGTTAATATCAAAGCTTGGTGTTAATGGATCATCGAAGTGACCTACCAAAGGATAGCTAGTTAAGTTACTTTGCCCTACAGATCCATAGTCTAAAATAGAATAAGGGCCACAGGTTGCTAATGGTGTAGTGGTGGTAGTCTTATCGTATAGTATCCTTATGTTTGTCTCAGGTGCTGCACCTGCTATCATAGGAACAAATGCTCCAAACAAAGTTTTGATAACAGGAGTAGGGCTAAATAGTATAGGCTTAGTGTCTACCTCCTTAACATACTCATTATCAAAGACCACCTCTACCTGCCCATAGATATCACTAGTGGCATTTGTGTAGGTTACATTGGGTGCATCTTTATCAGGTGCATAAGTAAGTATCACTTTCTTAGCAGTAATTTCAGGTAGAAAGGATAACTCCTGTTCCTGGTCCTTAGCAAGCTTAGCAGTCCAATCTACCTCCACACCACTATCATAGAAGTCATCTCTATTTTGAATTAGCAGTTTGTTAGGTTGTACGCTATCTACCTGAGCATAGATGTTATACATATTGAATATGCCCTTAATAAAATCTGACTGCTTAATCTTCTTAGGCACATAGTCATTTACCTCTATGGTACCACCTATGGTATATACTGTAGATGATGGCACTATGCTTAGTTGTATGTTTGTTATGACAGCCTGTATTAATAACTGTCCTACAGCAGGCACAGGCCCTGATGGTGATATCCTTCTCCATGCTCTTACAGAACTTGTATTGGCAGTTGTTATTAAGACGTGCTGAGATACATTAATACCTAAAGTACCTGTATTAGCTGTAGTAACTGAAAGCCCACTAAGAGGTATAGTAGTTTGTACTGTTTGCGTTAAAATATTGGTAGTACCATTAGGTATAGTAAGAGGGCACTGCACAGCATTGGCAGCATTGGTATAACCTGCAGGAGTTGAGCTGTTTAAATATAAGTTACTAAAGGCAATATTTTGCCCTGTTACTTGAGCTCCTAACATTGGTTTATAGAATACAGATGCAGCTACACCACTAGCACTACCATACAAAGTACCTCCTGATGTATTAACTAAATTAAGCTGATAACTTATAGTAATACTATAGTCATAGCTTTGAGCATTAAGTGCACTGATATTGAATGGTATAGAGTATACACCTGTGATAGGGTTATAGATATTTTGAGGATCTTCTAGCTCAGTCCATGCTGTTATGTTAATCTTAGTAGCAGGTGTAAAACTACTACCGGTGGTAGCAATATTAGAAAAACCCGGTATGTTGTTAGCCCCATTGATTGTAGTAGGAGTTGTTATCTCAGCTTTAACCAAATAGTCATTATAGTCAAAGTTATCTACCCCTCCATTGTAAGGGATGAACAGCTTATCAAATCTATCATAGGCAATGGTAGGCCAATCATAAGTGAAACCTGCATCTGCGAAAATTCTATCAAAGTATACCTTAGCAAAGATAGCAGGCTTAAACTCCTGAGTGTTATATGTGTACGCTGAGTTAGATGGTAGAAAATACTTGAAGCCATCTACTATCGTGTTACTAAATCTAGACACTACATTAAGAGCATCATAGGTATGGTTGAAATCTGAGAAGTCTATATCAGTTAATTCCTTGTTAGCTATGGCTGTAAAGAAATCTGCTTTGCTATCTTTGATAAGTACCTCATACTCTACGTGCTCCTCATAGCCATCAGTTCTTTGTACCTTCTTAATTGAGGTAAGTTGAACAGATACATCCTCCATTATTGGTATGCCATCCTGAATAACTGATCCTGTAGTAAGAGCATTGATATTGAACGTGCCCTCAACTATATTCACATCATAGTAGTGGTTGAGTAGGTTGTTGTTATTCTTGCTACCGGTAAGGGTGATGGTCTTAGAGTAGTTGCCTTGCCTCTTCGATATATCTCTAATATCTCCTACCTGAAAATTCAAGGGGAAGGCAGTGCCCTCCTTAACATCTAAGTAGCCTGTTGCTAATTGTATCCTTACCATCTTAAGAGTTTACTATATTGTTATTAGCTAGCTTAACTACTATGCTCTGCTTAATTAAATTCTTATTACGCTGCTTAAACTCTTCAAAGGTAGAAGTGACTATAGTACAGCTCACATACTGATCACTCTCAGGTAGCTCACAATCTGCATCATAGTTGCTAATCTTAATGTAAGTGTTAGGGGAGCTGATTAACTCAGTGAAGTATAGAGCCATATCCTGATTCATCCAATCGGTATTAAGTGCTATGGTCGTATCAGTAGAGATGTAAGTGTTACTCATACCTGTCTCAGTAGTTTCATACAACCATCTATCTATACCTGAAGTCTCAACGTATCCTGGTACATCTTTGTTAAACTGTTCACGTGTTACCTCACCTGTAGTGTATGCCCTACCAGTAAAAGCAAAGCTACCCCATGAGCCCATACGATCTAAGAATAAGATAGAGTGCTCTACTGTTCTCACCCTTCTGTCTAAGTTAATCTTGTATTGCTTAGAGCTTGGAAAACCATTCCTCTCATAGCGTACTGTATACCATTCGGTGGTAGGCTTAATCATTGGGAGGGCACCTGATACTACAGATAGCAAGCCATAGTTGTTAGGCCCTATTGATATACCACTAACATGCTCAGTAGCTGTTACATTTTTCTCGAAGGTGTCACCATCACTAGTTTGAAAGAACATAGTATCAGGGGAAGTAGGTGAGAAATTAGCTACAGCATTTACCCATAGATCCTGAGATAGTGTAGCATAGAACTCAGAAGGTGGCAGGTTGGTTAAAAATCTATCCTGAAAGCCATTAAGCATAAAATCATTGTAGTCATACACAGGCCACTCTACCCATCTGATAGCTCCATTGAATACAAAGTTTTTTAAGGCTACAATTATATCCCTAGTGATTGTCTTTCTACCATCTGCATAAGTGATAGCTCCATTGATAGTTATATCAGTGACAGCTGCAAATGGTGAGCTCACTACTAGGAAGCCTACACCTACAGATAGAACTGTGAATAGCCCCTCAAGGTTTGGATTGGCTACACCTAAATCAGCCTGAGTGATATTAACCTGGTCACCTGCTACAAATGTATTAACCACGTTTATCTGCACGTTGCCTGCATTGTTAGTTAGGTTAGCAATATAGTTAGTAGTAGTGAGGTACTCTTCCCCTACCTTTACATCATACTGATAGTGGCTGTTAATTGCATCATATACTGAGGTGTTAGTCAAGTTAAGGTCATAGCTTACCTGAGCCTGTAAGAGCTTCGATAGATCTACCTCACCATAACCAGTGCCATACATAGGCATCACCCTGTACTCAGCTATCTTATTAGCTGTACCACTCTCATAGATATCAAAGATATACTTGAAACCTTGTAGGTTATTATTTGAGCTATCATAGATAAACTTGATAGGGTTGTATGCAGGCATCAACGGTTGTGCCCTTGCTATGTTTATAATTGCCATACCTATATTATTTTAATTGGTTATTTGTTTTTGAACTCACCCATAGCCACAGCATAAGCTTGCTCTAATAGCTGAAGGTGCAGCTGCATCCTATCGGGCCTATTGAATACTATCCTCACTTGCTTACCTGTCTTATGGAAGATGAAGGCTTGCACCACTTGTATCTTATGTAGTATATCAGAATGCATAGTATGAATCATCAGTGTAGTACTCCTGCCTTATGTGAGTAGTGGCGTATCTTATTGCATCCATTGCATCATCAAATAGCTTGACTGGTTCGTCTAGAATTTGATCGCCAACTTTCTTCCACTTATAGTTCTCATACTCTCTCCTTATGGCCTTATCATCTTGGCATATCACACCAAAGGTCTTAAGGTTGTCAATGCCTTTCTTAACTACCTTGTTAGCGTTTTGCACATCATACCCTGCTATGTTCATCTCTTGGATAATCTCAGGTCTAGAGTAA